ATCTAAGTCAACATAAGATGGTGATAATGTTTTAACTCTATATCCTTTAACATATGCTGCACCTGATCCAAATTCTACTGCATACTTACTTTCTGACGCAGTACCCTCTTGTGCTGTAGTAGCACCAACAGCATATACACCATTATTAAATCCGTCATCAAGATTCTCTCTAAGATTAATAGCAAAATCTTTTACAATATAATCTCCAGATTCTTCATAAGTTCTAATAGCAAGAGACTTTTCTAACTCATCATATGCACTACGATCTAAAAGTTTCTCAACCTTACTTGCGTTAATTCTTAATAGCTCAATGAAGTTCTTATCAGCATCATCTGTAAGAAGTTTCTTAATGAGCTTGGTTGTTATTCTGAACCTGTGAGAACCAGGAGCAGCATAATTAGATGTTCCTGCAGCGTTATCATTGAGGCTAAGGTCATCTTCTGGGGTAATGATGGATTCTTGTATGTCAAGTCCAACTCGATAGGAGGGGTTACTTCCATATTGATCTAATAAAATATATTGATAAGGTACATCTACAAAGAAACCTCTAATGTAGTATACACCAGTTTGTACATATGCAACAGATCCTTTTTGTAAAGCATCTGTTGGTAGTAATTGAGCAAATGGCGATCCAACTTCAATTAGAGTAGTACCAAATGTAATCGCAGATGTAGTTACTAACTGTTCATTATTTGAAAATGTTTGTTGTGTATTTGCTGTACCACCAGACTCAGTATACTTAACATAAAGGGTTATATAACCTTTATCTGAATCAGTAGCTGAAATACTATATAATACTTTTGCTTTAACACCAGAAGTCAAACCTGTAATAATCTTACCGTTTAACTGTGAGCGATATAATTCTACGTCAGCACCCAAGAATGACTCTTGAAGCATGATACAATCAACATTCAGGTCATAACCAATCTGACCAGGAATAACCATTGCACCATCTTTAAATAGGTGCGATCCAACGTTCTCAATCTGATTCTGTTGAATCGATTGCATTGTTGTAAGTTCCCTTGCCTGTATTGGGAAGCCAGGTCTAAACAGCACTCGATAAAAGTTCTTACTCTTATCAAAGTCGTCGTAATACGGGGTTACATTTAAATTAGTATTTTGTGCCATTCGTTTAGAACTCGATTACGATTTTAATGTCTTCTACTTGGTCGTTTGCACGACTAATGGATCTCCTATTATCTATGTAAACAACCTGACCGCTATTTGATTCGATTTCAGGTTTTGCATATCCATTGTTAAACTTCATACCTAAGTCATATTCAGTGTTGTTAATAGTCCTTGAAGATGAGTTAGGAACAGCAGGGAAGTTAACGTCAGGAGCACCAGCAGCACCAGAAGTAGCACCGCTTATAACATTAGAACCATCAAATTCATTCTGTGTACCAGTAACTTCAGGGAAGATACCGTCTACAGCATTCTGATAGTATTTCAAAAGCTTTGTAGTTGCATTCCATGATATAACACGTGCACGAGCAGTAACGTTAGTACCACCAACAACTCTTGTCTGTGTTATTATTTCGTCAGGAACGTAATTACCTTGGAAAGTAGGAGCAAATATAACTGCCTTACAAGCAGAAACCGTTAGGTCTGATATAAGTTCAGCAGTACCATACTTAAGTGGGTTTGTAATTAACCCAATTCTTCTATAATCATTATCTACAGGGAAATCACCAGCACCCTCATCATATGAGAGTTTAGCGTTGATCATGACACGGAAAGCACCAACTTCAACAACTGAATCATATCCATGTCCATTTGGAGGAGGAATGATTACGTCAACTTGACCACCAGTACCTGTACCAATACCTGTGATATTATCAACAGATATTTTACCGAATGTATATCCAGTACCACCTGATGTTACAGTTGCAGAGATGATTTTACCGCCATCAACGACAATACTAACACGACCTCCAGTACCATCACCATTAATAGAGACGTTATCGTACGTTCCATTGTTGTATCCTGCTCCAGCAGCGTTAATTACTACAGTATCAACTTCACCAGAAACAGCATTTGTCTTTACTGCTGCGTTGGTAAAGACGGGCATATAATCATTAGAGAAGAATTTAAGGACGGAAGCCACTGGGATGGTGTACATATACTTCCAACGATATCCATCACCAGTAGTGACAATGGAAGTAGAAGTACCAGTAGGCTCAACTGTAGAAGGTTTACCATTAGGATCAGAGGGTGAAGTGCCATTATAGATGCACTTATATACCTGATACTGAGAGTTTACAACATAAAAGTCAGAGTCATATAGTTTAGTAGCACCTGAGGCAGCAGTTTTACTTGGAGAATAGTCATGTCTGTACATGTCATAGGTGAAACCTAATCCACCAGTAGTTTGTTCTGGGGAAACCCAGTCAATTCTACGAACAACCTGTACGGTATCAGAAGCAAGGACTCTCTTCAAAGATACCATATCATCATAAGAACCAGAAAATTCTGAGAATGAATCAACTGCCTGTGGAGGCGAGTTTTCATTATCCCATGATTGTGGTCTTCCAATGAACAGATACACCCTATCACGATTGGCACCAGCAGCCGTATCGGATTGAGTCGCATCTGGACCTTCAAGTGCCTTAATGAATTTTTGTGCTGAAAAAATTCTAAATTGATCAGTTAATAGAGCTGCCATGTCCTAGTGACTATTGTCCTCCTGTTTATTTATGATGGTTACGAACGAACAGTTGTCTGATATTCAATTCGTTTAATTCTATATGATGCTCCAGCATTACCATTAATCTTTTCTCCACCTAAAATTGCCTGTGCTATAGCACCATTAGGAGTGGAAGCAAACTTACCATCAGAAATATTATTAGAAGAATCTGTGAAAAGAATATATGGATGAGTCCTATATGAATTATCTATTGTCTGTTGATAACCATACCCACCATTAGTAATAGTAATAGAAGCAACTTGGTCTGCTGCGGTTGTCATATTTACAGTAGCAGTTGCTTGTATATCTCCCATAGCACCACCCCAAGGAATAGTTTCGCTATTTCTGCTTTCAGTAGCAGGAGAAGTTGGACCCTGAATCTCTAATAATGGAGTAGAACTATAGTTCTGTCCAGAATCCTGAATAACAAAATCAATAATAGTTGAATCATGAGAAAACTCATAAAGATAACCAGCAATACCAACATTGATATTACCTGTGTTATATGGAGTAATATCCTTAAGTGTAAGAATACCATTTGAAGGATCCCATGATACACAGGTTCCTCTAACTCCAGAAACTGCACCAGTTACAAGTTCATCAACACCAAAGTTTTGACCATTGTTATCTGTTGCCAATTCCACATATATCTTAACAAGTGCTGTATGGTCTACACCATCACTTAGACCACCTGCACCTGTAATTGTTGCATACTTGAATGGAATAGCTGCGTCCTTAATATTATCACCAACTTGGAATAAGGTTGTATTAGTACCACCAAGGGTTTCTTCAATACCATATAATGAATTATAGATACCACCGTCAAGACTAATTTGATTAAGGAAATCAGTACCAGTATTTACCAAATCAGGAATACCATCTCCAACTGGCGGACCTGCAGGTATAAGATCTTGGAATGCCTTATCTTGTAAAGTTGTAATAGGAACTGTTAATGTTGTAATAACACTTCCAGTAGAATCTACAACAACATGAGGATCAAATCCACTTGGAGCACTATCAGCAACACCAGCATCAAACTGAACAATAGCATCCTCAGTAGAAGGAAGACCACCGTCAATAAATGCTAATTCATCAATTTCAAATGTAACTAACAGTGCTCTTGTAGCTGGATCCCAATCATATACTTTAGCAACCTTATTACTAGAGTTTTCAACTCTTCTTATAACTCTGTCACCAACATTAAACTTATAAGTTGAATTACCCTCAGAATCATTTTGTCCAGCATCAAGTATAATACGCTGATCATAATTAAAGTTTACACCCCTTGTTAAACCTGAGAACTTACCAGCAGATTTAGAAGTATAAGAAATTGTTTCTGTGTCTACAATAATCTGACCTGATCCTGGATATGCATCTGTAGAATCAACAAATACATCCGAATCAGATGCACCAAGAGCTTTAACTAATCCAGTTAAGTAAATTGCAGAAGAATTAAATGCCTGTCTTGCTCTTGATTTACGCTTAAGATTAACAAGTTTAGTGAATATGACATTTGGTGAAGAGGTATATCCAGTACCAGGTTCAATAACATTAATACCAGTTAAAGCACCTTGATTAATAACTGCCTCTGCTTTAGCACCTAATCCTCCACCACCAGTAATTAAAACATATGGAGGTTCTTCATAATATTCACCAGGATTTACAACACTAATTGATGTAACCTTACCAAGTTTATCAATAGTAGCAGCACCTTGAGCACCTTGTCCTCCACCACCTTCAAATATAAGTGTTGGTGGAGTTGCATAATCTCTACCTGTATTGGTTAATGATAAACCAGTAACTGTTTGTACAACAGGATTACCAGTAGCACCTGTTCCACCACCACCAAGAATTTTTGCAGTAGCATTACCAAAATAATTATCACCCTTCTTGGTCATCTTAATATAAGAAAGTTGACCAGGATTATCTGTACTCAATACAACTTCACCCTCAGCACCACTTGGGAAAGATGCTGGCATTGGAGGTACTGTACTACCTTCAAATAATGGTACACCATAAAACTTAAGACCAATAACATAAGGATATACAGGATTACCTGAACCATCCTCTGTCATAAAGTAAGCATAGGTTCCATTTGGATACTCAGGAGTTACAGCAAATTTACCATTATGCTCATCAAGAGTACCAACACCAGAAGCCCAAATATAATCTTGTGTTAAATCTCCAAGAACATATCCACCTTGAACAGTTCTTAATCCATGACCTGAATTAGAATAAGCAAATGTATACAGAGCAGCAGGAGCATTTACAGGAACAGTCCATCGCATTTCCCTAGTAGTTGCTAACTGAAACCCGCTAATATAACTTGCATATGATACTTCAGAACCATTAATATAATATTTTACTCCTTCTACATTTGCAATATAATTTGTATTTCCTATATCTGATGTATTTCCTGTTGAATGCCATCCATCTTCAGTAGCAGACAATAGTAAATGTTGGTTATCATTACTCGAATCATTTTGTTGGAATATATAAGTCTTTCCTCGTTTTAAATCTAAGAAGTTTGGTGTTGAACCATCAAATAAGAATTTACCACTAGCTACAGTAACAACATATGTGACTGTACTTACAGTTGTTACTTCTGGACGAGCACCTGGAAGTTCACCAGCAGTTCTTAATCTATAACCAGATACCTCTCTAGCAACAGCACCAGAAGCATTATATCCCCAAGGACCATAAATGGGATATCCATCATAAGACATACCCAAGATCTTAGAGTGTCCATCTACATGTCTTGAATAGTCAGGACCAGTAGCAAAGAAATCTGTAATGTAATAATCATTTACTGGAGGAGTATTATCTGGAGTGCTATCAAAGATCATATAACCTTCATCACCTGAATATCCAGACATATGTCTATGATACTTACAGTAATAATAGATTTTATTAGTTTCATCACTATTCATTATGAATAGAGGTGCAAACTCATTCTCATAATCAGTTGATGGTGCTGCACTTGCACCAGTACTATTATAATAAAGAGTACCACTATTCAATAAACCATCAGCAGTCGTACTAAACTGCATCGGATGACCATGAGGATGAAGATTAGAAGGTTGGTTACTGGTATCTGCTTGATTCCACTTAATTAAATAATTTGCTTGAACCTTAATATCTTCTGGAGCAAAATAATATTGTCCAGGAACAAAGGAACCAAATTCAGCAGCATCCGTACCAAAGTCGATATAGAATACACCGTTAGTAAGAAGTGTAGGAACTGCATTAACTCTAAATGAGAAACCAGTAGATCCTAAAAACTTATCACCTTCAGAAAAACTACCTTCTGTTTGTCTTAAATATACTCTTGTTACTTGATTTGTATTATCTCTTACTACCTTAGCAATTATACCTTGACCATTACCACCAATCTCACCTACATTTCTACCAACTTCTACCTGACCTAAAGTCTCATCAACTTGATTAACTACCAACATTATATTATCAAACTCGGTCTTAATATTCCAAGTAAATTGTCTTATCTTACCCCAATCAAATACACCATTTCTCTGAGCAAATTCAGTAATAGTCTTACTTGACTGATAATACTGAATATTACTATCAACTATTGCATCATAAGCATTTGTATTTTTAAGATAATCGTACTTAACAGTATCAATAGAAAAGTTAGTGGGAGTTCCACCTGTTGTACCCCATTCTGGAGTATGGATTAATCCACCGTTTGCTAGAATCCCAGTAACTTTATTTAATTGCTCTTCTCTGGCACCAGGGTCAGGTACATCTTTACCACCCCTGTAAATGAAAGTTTGATTGAATGTGCGATCTTTTATTCCACCACCACTATAGACTGCACCTGCCAATGCAGATTTAAACGTATGTGCAGTAGTATTAGTAGAAGGTGCAACACCTAAAACTTGTATAGTAATACTATCAACAGTAGTATTATTAACTAAAATATTGACGTTATGAACTGGATCAGTTGTACGAGGATAGGTATGATCTGTAGCATGATTATCCTGAGCACAAGTAAACGTTATAGAATTTGGTAATAACTTAATATAATCTCCAGGACTATAACTATGACTACCAATAGTCAAAACCATACTACCTGTAGTAGGGTTATAGGTAGCTTGAGTAGGAGTATATGCTGCTAATGTAGTACCAGGACTACCACCAGGAACTCTTTCCTCTGCTATTGGTGTAGGTTTTGGATGATTGTCCGCAACAATTGCAAGTCTATCTGTTGTCCCTGAGAACGTTCCAGTAGTTGCAGAGTTAGGATGAGTCTGCCAAATTTTATTGACATCAAAAGATGTTATAACATTAGGAGTTTCATCCTGAGGAACAATTTGTAATCTTAAAGGATCATATCCTCTACCTCGATTTAAAACCCTAACATGAATAATCTGACCTGAGTCATCATCAATAATAGGATATAATAATGCTTCAACATCTGGTGTGCCACATCCCTGTATAGTCAAACGAGGAGGATCATCTGACGAATAGGATGCACCACCGTTAACTACTTTGACCGCACGAACTCCAAATATTTCATCAAAAATAGGTTCAATGACGGCACCAGAACCAGGAACTGTTCTTGCCATTTATATTATGCTACGTTGATTGTGCCATTCATGGCAGCGTGTAATGTACATTGATAATAAAGTGTTGCAGGAGCATCCATTGGTACAGTCCAATAGAGCACCGTCGTTCCACTACCACTTTGTCCAGTAGTATAAGGAGTACCAGCTAAACCTTGAGTACTCTGAATCCTAAAGGGGTGACCACCACCTTGGATTGAGTTATCAAATGCATAGGTAAATCCTTTATACACAGTAAAAGTAGGATCATTTACAACCCCACTAAATCCTGGTCCAGAAACTGTATAATCTCCAGTTCCTACTGCATTCAACTCAAACCAAATGATAGGACTTCTATTAGGTTTCCAAACAGAACCATCATAGAATAATGAATCTCCTTGAGTAATACCAGCAATATCACTGTCAGTTAGAGCAGCAAATGTTGTTGTTAAAGTTCCAGAGAAATCAACTGTCACCGTATCTCCAGTGACAGATGTGGTGATATTAGTACCACCAGCAATAGTCAATGTATCTGTTTGAGTATTTGCTGTTGTATTTCCAGTATCTCCAGCAACAGTAGCAAATAAATTAATTGATGCAATACCAGATGCGTCATCACCAGGCTTCCACTTACTTGCAGAAGAATCCCATTTTAAAACTTGATTATTAGTAGGAGCAACAGTAGTTGTATCAACGTCTGTTAAGGCATCTACTCCTGAATATTGAGTTAAAAGTTTACACTTAGTATTACCTACACCACCAGCAGTAATGTTAATATTAACATATGGATTATCATCACCACTTACAGTATAAAAAATCCCTCTATAATCTGCTTCAGCAGGAGCAACACCAGTACTTGCATACTCATTTTTATACTTTAGTTTAGTCGGGAAATCGATTGCTCCAGTCGTACCATCAAAACTATTAGTGACACCACCAACACCGAGAGTAAGATTTCCTGTTCCGTTGGTAGCGATATTAATATTTCCATTAGACGAGGATATGATAGAACTTCCATTTACGTCTAAATTAGCAGTTAAGTTTGTATAATCTGAAGGTAAAAAAGTTGATCCATTATAGCGTAAAACCTGTCCTGTCGCAGGGTTAGTGGTATTAACTGTTAAAGTTGTACCATTACCTAACGCAGAGTAGATTTCATTGAAATTGTCGTTAATCTTGTCTCCACCTGCTCGAAGGGTATCACCCGTATTATCGTTAGCATTAGTTCCAAGACCAAGTGATTGTTTAGCCATTACTCGCTATAATTTTTAGTTATTTATAAAGGTGTTTCAGGGTCTACTGGTTCTTCACCATACAAACTTAGGTCAGGAGCAGTCCAATCATCAGGAACTGATGTTTCAACTGCGATGGTTGGGTTTGCATATCCAGAACCAGGATTGCTAACTTCAACACCACCAACACCAACCAGAGCTCGTATAGAACCCTCAAATCCAGATATAGAGTCAATCCTTACAGTTGGTCTGGTAGTATATCCAGATCCACCTGATGTAACTTGGACATCCCTAATCGTACCAGAGGTTAGATTTGCGTTTGCAATCGCACCTGAACCGAATACAGATCCAAGATAGTCAAATGTGATTAGAGAGTTTGAAGACTCAATAACAGCAACTTCTCTGTCTGATGTCTCACCTTGGATGTCAATGAAGTCACCTGGTTCTACTGGAGGTACAACCTCAGCAGCGTCAACGTCTGCCTCAGAACCAACGTAGGAGAAGGCAACGAATGTAGAACCTACACGTGGAATCTCAGAGAATAAAATTCTTGAACCAACAATCTCAAATCCGATTCCAGGTTCCTGTATAACACCGTTAAGTGAAACAATGATGTTATTTTCTGGACGTATTGTGGAAGATTGAACACCCTCAGTTAGAGTTAGTGAGTAGAATACATCATTACGCTTGAGGTTGAATGACTGACGTAAAGAGTCAAACTCGAATGAAATATCATCCAACTGTCTCAACTTACCTACGTAGAATCCTGTGAATGATGCCCCTAAATCTGGTGCCTCTTGGAATTGAATCTCATCAGAGAACGCTGTATATGCGTTAGATGCACCTGGAGGTTGTAGAATACCATTAATGAATACTAATAGATGTCCTGCAGGATCTGGTAGGTATGGAGTACCATTCTGTTGAGTTAACTTAAAGTTTGTAGTAGTTCCATCAAATCCTTTAAATGAACGCTTAACACGTGCCTTAAGATCTACTATATCACTAATAACTGATGCATATCCATCTGGACCCTTAATGGAATCCTTAGGATCAAATGTACCCTTAATACTTGATAGATAAAGTCTTCTATTAACACCAACTGTTCTAATATCCTGAACAACTGCAGCTGCAGCACCAGCAGTAGTAACCTTAGTGTTAATTGATGCGTAACCAACTGGGTTGGATAAACCAGCACCATAGTCACCTACAACGTCACCGTTAGTAAGAGTTCCTTGATACTCCTGCATGTAAATGTAATTATTAGAAAGATCAACAGCAGTAATAATACCGTAAGTATTTTGATCTTGAATACCAGATACAACCTTATAAAGTCTATTACCAACAGTGAAGTTGTTAAGACCACTAAGAACTGTAACACCAAGTCTTATATAACCATTAGATGCGATTCTTGCACCAACACCTACGTCAAGACCAGCATATTTAACAACATCAAGATATTGTCTGGAAGATTCAGGATAAACAACAGCAGTAGTTTCAAACTCACCTGTAAGAGTTGCAGTGTCAACTGTTAGAGTACCACCAGTATTGTCTAATGTAGCAGCCTCTCTTCTAAGGAATCCAGTAGGAGTTGCTGTAGCACCTGAAGTATATCCTTTGAATGGAACATTATCTTCAAATGTACCCTTAAGATCTATAACATGAACTCTATTTTCAATAGCACTGATTTGAGCAGTTGTGGAGTTTTCAGCACCAACAACATTATCAGTAATTGCCCAAGGACCGTTAGTAACTTTAACATCAAGATACTTGTAGTTGGCATCTGTCCAGAAACCATATACAACACCAGTAATTGAAGGAGCACCTTGCTTACTTACAGTCTCACCCATAGTGTAAGGACCATCTGTAATATCACCATCAATTCTAAATCTTTGGAATACCTGTACGATCTTACCTTCATTTAGAGTAAGGTTCTCAAGTTCACCGTATGTGTTACTTAATAAACCATACATGTAATCAGCATTTTGTATTCCACCACCAACACCCTGAGGAATTGATCTTGTTCCATATGTCTTAGATGGTAGAGAAACACCATTTACACTAATATAATTGGTATAAGATGTATCAACAGTTAATTGCTGACGGATAATATCAATACAATATCTAACAATGCTACTTACTGAATCAGGATTATACCATGCAGCAGCTTCATCATAGAATGCTTTATAGAATCCAGAATTAGGTGAAGGAGAAGTAAGAGTATTCTTAAGTGCCTGAGCCATATACTCTTCCATAAGATCCAGAGCATAATTCTTAATGTTATACTCAGAATCAGAATAGAAGATCTTAGCATCTTGAGATTGATATGGATCTAAGGCATTCTTATTAAGTTTAGCACCCCAGATATAAAGTCCATCACTATTATTACCAGCATATGTTTGAGCACCAGCAGCATTCTTAACATAAACCTGTGATCTCATCTCTGCGAAACCGAAGGAGAATGTTAGAGTAATATATGCTCTATACCATCCATCTCCAAGAGGTACAACGCCGTATGCGTCACCAGTTACACCATTTTGAGGTGTGAATAGTGAACCAACAACACCTGTGTCAAGTGCAACATCAAAGAATGCATTCTGAACAGCAGCAGTACCGTAGTTCAATGATAGCATTACACGAGCATTATCATATTCACCCTTCTTAAGGAATACAGAATATGTGTACTGCTGTGAAGGAGATGTTCCAGAAGCACCTTCATCAAATTTTTGAGTATCTGTATCCCATTTGATACTGCTGTCATCAAATGTATCGTATGCAGATAGATTGTATATTCTATGAATTGTATGATCTGCATTAGTAGAAGAAGCAACTAATTTATCAGCAGTTAATGTTCCATCAGGAGCAAGTAAAGCATCATCAGTAAATGAAACCTCAGTACCAGTCCAATTAGTTGAGAATTGCTCTGGATTAGTGAATAGGTTAGTACCAGCAATTTGACCACTTACATTAGAAGTAATAAGTCTTGCACTACCAAGAGTCTTAACATTAGTTGGAGAATTATACCACTTATACTGAATACCAATACCAGCAGGATCAATAGTTGCAGTTGCACCAGAATCATTACCTGTTAATACATCATAATCCTTCCATTCTGTACCAGTAACAGTACTGCATACAAAGAATTCAGTATCGATATTATATTCACGAACTATTGCAGTACCACCACCATCAGATGTAACTGTTTCACCAACTTTAAAGTTGCCAGTTATGTCACCAATAGAAATATTACGAGCAACTGAATTATCAGACATATCAGTTGTGATAATGTCATGAACAGTATCATCTACAATCTGATCAATGAATGTATTGTAAGTCCAAGAACCAGCACCAAACTGAGAATTAACTAAAGTTGTAATTTCTTCCTTATAGTAGTTTCTATTGAAGAGTAAATTCTTAGCAGCACCTCTACCTTCCATCTTAGCAGGAGCAAGAATATTAACTGCTATATCAGTTAATTCTTCTAATCTGCGTACAACATCTTCGATTGCTACAGGAGATAATGCATCTGTATATACAGGTTCATCTGTATGTTGAGCAACATATTGTTCAGCAGTTGCAGTTCCGTTAAGAGCAACTAAACGATTTCTAAGTGCATGCTCACCAATGATCTTAATCTGTTCAATACCATAAACTGTTGCTAAGAGTTCACTTTCAATATGATTCAACTCTCCAGCAGAAGTTAAGTAGTATTCCATAGCAGCAATAGTACTATTATTACCACCAGTCTGAAGGTCAGAAATCATACCAAGAATGATTAACTTAAGGTCTCTCTGACACTTACCTTCACCTAAAGCACCACTTGGATAAGTATGTGCATTATAGTTTACACTGTTTAGTACATAAGTAAATTCTTGTGTGATTAATCCTGTAATCTCCTCTGCCATATACTTCCTATTGAAGTATAATCTATCAGCAGCAATAGCATAATCATTATCTGTAGGAGCAATAATATCATTAACAGCAGTAACTAAAGTATCAATAGCAGACTTAACGTTTGCACATCCACCACCATCTTGAGTAATACCCCAATCACCAACAATAATATCATCAGTATTATCATAAGTTAGATCACCAGTAATTGCTTGCTTCATGTAATGTGCAAGACGTAGGTGAGCATAAATTGACTGGAATACCTGTAATCTAATGTGTAACAGAACATCATTAGTACCAAGATAAAACTTAGCAACATTAGTAGTATTCAAGTTACCACCATCTTCAATATCTTTACAGAACTCTTCAAGGAGTAATGTTAGGTCAGTCTTACACTGTAATGTACCATCTGTACTACCACCTACGTTACGAGGCATTTCAGTAACAAGATCTGGATATAATGTAAGCATATCGTGAGATGTCTTATCTACGATAGGACCAGCATTTGCACGAATTAATGCAGCAGCATCTCTAAATCTGTTCCGTGTAGTCTCATCAATTTGATTAGTAACGATGATATCATTAGTAGCATCATGATAAGATACTGGGAATGGAACCTCATAGAATGCACTAACTTTACCACCAAGGAAGTCATGCTTAGGAGTTAACTTAGTAACAGTTGCAAGATGATCTACAGCAGGTGATAGAGTTGCTTGAGTAACAGTATCAACCAAGATATCCATTAAGTTATCGATGGTTGTGTATACATCAGTACAATCTGACCAGTTGTAATTTAATATTGAAACAGCATTATTTGCGATAGAAACTAACTGGTGAGTATTCTTAACCTTCTTAATAGCACCATATGCAGCAGATACAAATGTATGTGCAGACTGTGGTAAGAATGAAACAGCATTAGTTGTAGCACTCTGGAATGTATGAGTGTAATCTCCACCAGAACTAATTACTGCTCTCTTGATTCCATTAGCAGTTGCAGACTGGAATCCATGAGCCATAACGTTTGTTGAAGGTACTGCATCCAGAACCTGAACATCAAATGTGTTTGTTGTTACATTAGAAATAGTTGTCCACTTACCACTAATAGGATCACTCTTTCTTGGATAAGTCTTAGTTACAGTATTACCATCAAGAGCACAAGTAAATGATAGTGAATTATCAGCGATCTTAACTTTCTCACCGTTAACGAATCCATGATTAGCAACTGTGATTGTCATAACACCTGTAGTTGGGTTATATGCAGCATTAGTTGCTGTAAAGTCGCTATTAGCACTAACGAATGTATGAGCAGTTGTGTTAGAAGATGTACCAACATTAACTGTAATTGTATTACCTGTTACAGCAGTAATGTTAACAGCATCGTTGTATGCTGGATCGTCAGCAGATGCACCACCTTGACCGTTTGCACGAGGATAAGTGTGGTTGGATCCATGACTATCTTGAGCACATGTAAAGGTTAGAGAATTGTTTGCAATTCTAATTGCTGTACCAACTGTAAGATTATGATCACCAATAGTTAGAACTAAGTTACCATTTGAAGGATCAAAGGTTGCAGCAGATACTTCATGACCGATAATAGGTGAAGAACCAACATTAACTGTGATTACACCAGTCTTTCTTCTAAGTCCCTTTGTAGCAAATGACTTAAATGTATGAGTTGTTGTGTCAGAAGAAATACCAAAGTTAACATCAAATGTGTTAGTTGCAACGTTGGATATTTGCATCCACTTATTCTGATAAGGATCAGTTGCTCTTGGATATGCATGATCAGTAGTATTTCCATCTAAGGAGCATGTCATAGTAAGAGCACCATCATCAATCATTACCCAATCACCGTTAGACCATCCATGATTAGCAAGTGTGATTGTTGCAGCACCTGTTGCTGGAGTGTATGAAACGTTAGTTGGTGTATGATGTGTATGTCCTACATGCTTAACAGGAATAGACTTAAGATCACCGTATGGATCTGTTGAACGAGGATAAGTCTTATTAGCAGTGTTACCATCCATCGAGCACTTGAAGGTTAAACCATTATTAGCAATAGTAATACTTGATCCAACACTTATACCATGACCACTACCAATGGTTAGAGTCATATCACCAGTGTAAGCATCGTAAGTTGCTGCAGAAGGAGTGAATGTCTGGTTAGTACCAGCAGGATTTACATTAACTGTAATTGTTCCAGTTTGTCTCTTAACACCACCAGAAGTAGCAGATACAAATGTATGAGCAGTTGTGTTAGAAGAAATACCAACATTAACTTCAAATGTATCAGCAGTGATAGCAAAGATATCCAACCATCTATTATAAGTTGGATCAGTTACTCTTGGATAAGCATGGTTAGAACCATTACTATCTTGAGCACAAGTAAAGGTTATTGCATCAGCATCAAACTTAACTCTATCACCAGCAACTAATCCATGTGAAGCAGATGTAATTCTTAAAATACCAGTTGCAGGTTCATAGTTAGCAGTTGAAGGTGTAAGACTTGTTGTACCAACAGAAGCAACAGGTATTGGTTTTGCAGAGAACTCATCTTTATTAGTACGAGGATAAGTCTTATTAGATTGATTATTATCCATTGCACAAGTGAATGTCAATGAATTATCATCAATAGTAATACTATCATCGTCTGTTATATCATGTGATCCAATAGTTAATACCAAGTTACCAGTAGCAGGATCATATGTCGCAGCAGTTGGAGTATATGGTTGGTCAATAGTATCACCAAGAGACTTACCAATATCAACAGTAAATGTATTTGTTGTTGCCTTTCTTACTCTTAGAGCAGAATTATAAGCAGGATCTGTAACACGAGGATATGCATGATCTGTTCTCTTACCATCAATATGACATCTGAAGGTTAATGAACCAGCATCAAGTTTAATTGCATCACCCATCTTATGAATACCATTTGCCTTAGCAGATACAAATGTATGAGTATAGTCACCACCAGTACTTACTACAGATCTGGTAATACATCCAGTAGTAGCAGATACAAATGCGTGAGTTGTGGTGTTAGTTGGGGATGTTCCTTGTAAAACATTGATAGTAAATGTATTTGTTGTTACAGCAGTAATTGGAACAAATCTGTTACTAATTGGGTCAGTAGCACGAGGATAAGTATGGTTTGTTGCATTACTATCCTCTGCACAAGTAAAGGTTAATCCATTATCAGCAATCTTAATATGCTCTCCAACCTTAAATCCATGATTAGCAACAGTTAATACTAAGTTACCAGTAGATGCTGTGTAAGAAGCAGTTGTTGGAGTGTAAGTATTATTTGCGTTTATAAATGTATGATCATAATTACCACCAGCAATTAGACCACCAGACTTAGCAGAAACAAATGCGTGGGTTGTAGTATTAGAGGAGGAATTAACATTCAGAGTAATAGTTCCATCCTGAACCTTAATACCATTAGATGTGGCACTTACATAAGTGTGTGCAAAATCACCAAATCCAGTAATACCAACATTAACATCAAATGTGTTAGTTGTGGAAGCAACAACAGGAGTCCATTGGTTAGCAACTGGGTCAGTAGCACGAGGATAAGTATGGTTTGTTGCGTTGCTATCTCTAGTACAAGTAAAGGTTAATGAATCAGCATCAAACTTAACTTGACTATTTGCCTTCATAACACCATTAGTTGTAGCAGATATGAATGCATGAGTAGACTGATCATTCGCAATACCAATATTAACATCAAATGTATCGGTTGTTACATTTTGAACAGTCAACCACTTGAGGTATGAAGGATCAGTAGCACGAGGATATGAATGTTGTGACTGATGATTATCTTTAGTGCAACTGAATGTTAAAGCACCTTCCTTAATTAAAATTCTATCTCCATTGGTATATCCATGACTTGATTTTGTCAAAGTCAGAACACCTGTTGCTGGTACATATGCAGCAGAAGTTGGTGTAATCTCCGAAGCAGCAGTCAATCCATGACCATTACTGGTGATCTGTAGAACACCTGTGGTAGGAGCATAGGTTGCACCTGTAGCAGTCTTATTAGAAGTACCTACAGCAGTAATTTCAATTGGAGCATCATATGCTCTATCTCTCTTTTGCTTAATACAGTTTGTAGCAGCAGATACAAATACATGAGTAGAAGTATTAGTTGAAGGTATATCCTGTAATACTTGTACTGTAAATGTGTTTGTAGTTACAGCAGAAACTTTCAACCATTTACCGCTAACTGGATCAGTTACTCTTGGGTAAGTATGGTTACTTTGATTATTATCTAACTGACATGTGAATGTAAGTGAATTATCGTCAATCTTAATCCAATCACCAACTCTAACTCCATGAGAGTTAACAGTGAATACCAAAAGACCAGTTGTTCCACTATATGTTGCAGTGGATGGTGTAAACTCATCTATAAATGGTCTTGGATAAGAATGATTAGATGCATTACTATCTTGAGCACATGTAAATGTTAATGCTCTCTCAAGTAATTTAACTGTTTGACCAACTTGTAAATTATGTGATCCAAGTGTTAGAACTAAGTTACCATTTGAAGGATCAAATGTCGCATTAGACATATCATGCTTCTCAGTAGGTGACTTACCTACATCAATACTGATAGATCCATCTTGCTTAATAATACCATTTGGATATGCAGACTTGAATGTATGAGCAGACTTGTCTGGAGATATACCAACATTAACAGTAAAGGTCTTATCTGTCTTAGAATTAATTCTTAACCATCTTCTATAGAATGGATCTGTAGGTCTTGGATAAGAGTGTTCTGTAGCATCATTATCCTTACCACAAGTAAAGGTTAAAGACTTCTCAGCAATTCTGATCTTATCACCAACAGAATAACCGTGCTTATCAGATAGAACACTGTTATTTCTTGCACTTATAAAGGTGTGTGCATAATCACCACCTGTTGTAACAACTGCTCTAGTAATACAATTTGCAGCAGCAGATACAAACTGGTGAGTTGTAGTGTTTGTTGAAGGTACTACATCAAGTACCTGAATAGTAAATGTATTTGTAGTTACTGATTGGATATCAATAAACTTACCGCTAATTGGGTCAGTTACTCTTGGATAAGTGTGATTAGTAGCATTATTATCCTGACCACAAGTGAATGTTAATGAATTATCAGCAATCTTAATCTTCTGTCCAGCTAACATTCCATGATTAGCAACTGTAAATGCCAATAAACCGTTAGTTGGGTTGTAAGTAACAGAAGTTGGTGTTAATGAACTTGCTTTTGGAACAAAGGTATGAGTACCAGCAGTAGCATCATTAGCAGGACCAACGTTAACAGTAATTGTTGTTGAAGTTATCGCAGTAATCGTTGTTGCAGCATCATATACTGGGTCAGTAGTACGAGGATATTTGTGCTCAGTAGCATTACTATCCTTAGTACATGTAAATGTTAAAGATTCAGGTTCAAATCTAACAGATGTACCAACATCTAAACTATGACTACCAATAGTCATAACCATATCACCTGTGGTAGGTGTATAAGTGACTGCTGATGGATTGAATGTTACTAATGGTGAAGCACCAACATTAACATCAAATGTATTAGTTGTTACATTTGCAATGTTTATAAAGTCACCACTAAGAGGATCAGATGATCTTGGATAAGGGTGAAGAGTGGCATTATCATCCATATCACAAGTAAATGTGATTGCACCATCTTCAATCTTAACTTTATCACCAAGAACTAAACCGTGATTAGGAATAGTTAATGTTAATACACCTGTTCTTGCAACATATGCAGCAAGTGTAGGTGTTAGATTAGTACCAGAAGTGATAGTTAAATCACCTGTTGAAGGAGTGTAACTGGCAGCAGTTGCTGTACTTGCAATACCATCACTTACAATAGGAACAGAATCGTTGTAAATAGGATCTGTTGTTCTTGGATAAGTCTTATACTCAGTAGTACCACCCATAGAACACAAATACTTCAAAGAGTTATTTGCAATCTTAACGTTAGTTCCTACTTCTAAACTATGATCTCCAATACCTAACTTCAACCAACCAGTCTCAGGATCGTAAGTAGATGATGTTGGAGTGAAACTCTTAATTGGTGATGGACCAACATTAACATTAAATGTATTAGTTGTTACACCAGAGACTTCTAAGTATCCAGAACTTGCTTCGTCGGATATTCTGGGATAGGTGTGTTCAGACCTATCTTGGTCCATACTACACGTAAAAGTGAGTGAGTTATCAACAAGTTTGATTCTATCGCCATTTGAAAGACCATGACTATTACTCGTTATAGTTAATACACCAGTATTCGCTACGTATGCTGCATTAGACGCTGTAAGAGACGATGCACCATTAATACCATGAGAAGACTTGGTTAATGTTAATTCACCTGTTGCAGGGTCATATACTGCTGCCGTAGGAGTAATGGAAGTAAGTGAATTTGTTGTGGAATCAGTGATAGTGGTATCAGTTGTCTGAGTTAGACCATGATCACCTTGAACTTCCCAAAGAGTGTTGGTTCCAATGTACTGAACCATTTCCTGAGTCTTCTTAAATGCCCAAAGACTTTCAGTAACTTCATTCTTAATTTCTTTTAATTGAACAGGATTTGCAGTCCTATCAACATAGAATGCAGATGCATCCCAGATATGACTGTTACTACCGTTACGAATATCTTCTACAACACTCTTCAGTACATCAACAATATCATCAGCACAGTTAATAGATCCACCCTTAACAGTGAAGTTAGGGAATCTCTTCTTCATTAACCATACAACTTCTTGAGCAATAAAGTCTAAGTTTGCAAGTACTAAATCGCCAGCGTTGATATATCTCTGAGTATTCTTATTAAATCCATTGTTGGCAATACCAACATTAACAGTAAGAGTTGTCCCTGAAACCGCAGTGATAGCAAGGGTTGTGTCGTATGCAGGGTCAGTTACTCTTGGATATGTATGAGAGGTTTGATGGTTATCCTTAGAACAAGTGAAGGATAACTTATTAGCACCAATCTTAAGAGTGTCACTTGTTGTGAAACTATGAGATCCAATAGTTAATACTAAGTCTCCTGTATTAGGATCATATGTTGCATCAGTTACATCCTTCTGTACACTATTAGCAGTTATTGTAATAGCATTAACTGAAGTACTACCATTATAGATGTGCTTACCAGCAACATCTCTTACAGTTGCAAGAATAGCATCATTATTGAAGAATTCTCCATTTGTAAATCCTTCAACACCAGACCAATCATCAATATAATTAACACCATCATTACCATCACAGTGTAATAATAGTTTGGTATTAGAATCACCTTGGAATATACCAGCAACAGGAGTAAATGCACCAGTATAACGGTTAGTTGTAGAAACTCTTACCTCATCAACATGACCAACAAATCCATTAGCACCATTCCAATCAGCACCAATTCTTATTGGTTTAGCAACATAAGTTGTACTATCAGTACCAGTTCCTCTTTCAACACCATCAATATAGATCTTACCAGTTGTACCAGACTTAACATATGCAATATGAGTCCAAGTATTAGCAGAAATGGTTGTTGCACCTGAAGTTACAAGATCAGAGTTATTAACGTTTACACGAACTTGACCTGCTTCTAAGTATAGTCTAAAAGCAACTTCATTAGCACTACTTGCTCTTGTATCAAATATATCAGCAGTACCACTTACAGAAGCAGTAGCAGCACGAATATACATCTCAACAGTAAATGCACCAGATCCAAATGCAATTTCATCAGTAGATGCTTGAACAATGTAATCAGCAGCATTAGCAAATTCTAAAGATGCAGTTCCAAATTTCTTCTGTGCAGTATCAATAGCAGCAGCATTTTCAAAGGTAAAGTCAAAATAATCTTCACCATTTGCTTTACATCTACCAATCTTACCAAGATAAACAATATTACGTGCTTGGTTAAATCCAATAACTTCAGCTTTAGTATCTCTGGTTCTAATTACCTGTCCAGTATTAAAGAATCCACTACCAATTCTATCAGTGAAGGATAATTTTCTAACTCTTCCATCTTCACCAGCAATGAAATCACCATTACTATTACCATATTCAATCTTATAGTTACGGATATTCTCATTCTCTTGGAACGTTCCTACCAGATTATCGTAAGGAATAGTATAGTTATTAATACGCTCGTTAGCAGGGAATTTAGAGTCAAATGCAGTAGCATTATCTGTAAAGTCAACAATACTAATCTGGGACTTAGAAATATCGTCTAATACAACGTTTGGATAAGTCTGAGAGGTAATTCTGTTGAATAGTAGACCAAAGAATGATGAACCTTCGGATATATTAACCTGACCAATAAATTCATTAGTTGTAGGATCTTGATATGCTGAAGTTGCAGTAACAGTAGCAACAACACCAGATGAAGCACCAAGAATAACATCATTTAATTGAATATCAAATAAACCAGGAGTTGACTTATAAGTACCAGCAGTCTTACTTAGTGTTAATGTATTAGTAACACTAATGTCTGTACCGTAAATTGGAGTATTTTCTTGTACAGATTGAGCAGTAGTACCAAGTTGTCCTCTGGTAACACCTATAGTTGTAGATGATGCACCATCAGTAATACTATCAACTCTGAATATTTCAGAACCAAACTGATAATTCTTAGTAGCAGTAAATGTTCCTGCAGGAACAGGACCAGGATCACCAGTTAGAGGAACTACTTCAAATGATACAGTAGAAAGACCAATAGTATAACGAACCTTAGCTACTGGTGTCTCAGCACCAGATTCAAGGTTAATTTGCTCAACCTTTGCAGTATCTCCAGTTAAGTTAGTGATCTGCTCACCAAATGTGAATAGACCGATATTTGATACAGCAGTATTTGTTGCTAAGTTAGCAGAGAATCCAGTAGCACTAACAGTACATAGTTCACCAATAACAAAGGTTCCTTCAGTAATATAACCATTAACTGTAGTACCAACAACAGTTGTTACAGTTAACTTCGCACCAGATGATATACCAGTTAATACATTACCTAATAATGGATAGATACCACTTTGATTAGTAAAAGTAAATGCAACCGTAGATTTCTGAGAAATCGTGATATTTGCATACTTAACACTTGCTGGAGGTTGTGGTGGTTCTGAGAAGACGATAGAGTCTTGCTGAATACTAAATGCAGTCTTAGGATTCTGTACAACACCATTCAACACAATCATTAACTGATTTGCGTTTGCAACAACGTTGTTACCATCAACAGTTAGAGGGAATGATATTCTCTCACCATCAAATAGAGTAGAAATATCATCAACACGTTGTACAACAGAGGTCAAAATGTTCTCTGAAGATGTCAATCTCTTCTGTCTGAATAGAACTTCAGTATTATTGAAGTCAGAGTAAATTGGTTCAACAAGAGCAAAGTTTTGAATATTAGGAACAATTGATTCCTGAGCAAGTTCAACAGACTTAGTTAACTGGAAGAATGTCTCTTTGTTAGGAACAAATCCATACTCATTAAGGTTTAATTCACCAAATACCTTAAATGATGCAGGGTGAACGTTCTTGATAAGGATCTCCTTCCAATCGCTGATAGAAACAGCAGATTTAACAGCATAGGAGAAGTCCTGATAATAGTAAGAGTCTTGAATCTTTTGAATAATTTCGGAAGGTTTACCAACATCATCGATAAACTGACCTGTTGTTTTGGTTATAGAACCAATTTCAAGAACACCTTTAGCAACCTTCAGATCACTAATAGTACCTGAAGACTTAGAAATAACACCAGTAACCTTTTCATTCTCTACAAATGAACCAGTGTAATCAACGATCTTAATAATTCTAGGTCCAACCTGCCAACCAGAGTTAGTAGAAACATAACCTTGGGCAGTGGCATTTTCAAGAGACTCACCTTGATATATCAATTCTCCTTCCAAGAAAGTAGAAGTGATGACATTAGCAGTAGCAGCACCACCAAATGATTCAGTTAACACACTCTGACGACCTTCACCAGCATTAACGAAGGAAAGAGCATCACCAAGAGCAGCGTTAGATGCAGTAATAGCAAGTTTTAATTGATCTGGTTCTAATGAGTTTGCAGCACCAGCAATAGCATAGTAAGTAGTAGAAGCATTTAATCTACCAGTTGCACCAGCAGCAAGAGGGAAATCAGCACCATCTCCAGTATCAGTAACAGTAACTGTTACAGCAGCACCATTAACAATACCATGAGGATAAGCAAATTGTAATAAACCTAAGTCAAGGTTTACAACATAGTTGAATGAGGACTTAAGGTTAATAGTTGGTGTAGATGAATAACCAGCACCAGGATCTTTAACAAAGATTTGATCTAATCGACCATTCTTAATAGTTGCTTCAGCAACTGCTCCAGAACCGCCACCACCAGTAATTACAACAGCAGGAGGTAGAGAATATCCAGAACCTGGGTCAGTAACTGTAATACTTGAAAGTATACTTGTAGATGTTAACTGGGCGTTAATCGGGAAGGTAATCTCAGGACGTAAAGTATAGTCATGAGGATAATCATATCCAAAGTTATTATTCTTAAGTTTCTTGATTTTTCCGACATTTGTACCCTTAGTAAAGATAGAAGCACCTGTACCAGCAGAAGGAATAACAACCACTAATTCAGCACCAGATCCAGTTAAACCAGACCCAAGAATACCTGAAATTGAGTTAATATCAATAGATGCAGTAGTATATCCTTTACCTGGATCAATAACATCAACTTTTTGAATTTGACCTGGTATAGTAGTACCTTCATCATCAGTACCATCAGCAACAGTAATAGTAACTAAACCACCTTCACCATCACCAGCAATAGGCACATTATTGTATTCTCCAACAGCATATTCAGTACCTGGAGCATTAATTTGAACTCTTTCAATCTTTCTTGTTGATACAATACCTGTTACAACTGGTAATTTAGTATAGAAACCACCAGAGTTAACAATACGAATATTATTGATAGAACCAACAGCTTTTAGTGAACTTGTACTATAAGTTGTTCTACTTACATCTGCAGGACCTTCTGGTTCATTAAGTAGAGGGAACTTGAATATATCAGGTCCAGTAGTAATAGTTTCACCAGCAGTAGAACTAATCTGGAATGTACCCTTATATGGTGAATCTACAACATCTAAGTAACTACCAGGAATTACAGGAGAATCATCCCCAGTTCTTGATGGGTCAAAGTAATATGAAATATTTGTAACAATATTTTGATCAACTTTTAGTTTAACTGTAGGTGTAGGTTGTCCTTGACCAGTTACACCAGGAGTACCAATTCTTTCAATAGAGTTGAAGGAATACTCCAACTTATAAAGGTTATCCTTAGCAAATGATAGGTTACCACCAACTAATGAAGAGTGACTTAGGTCAAACAGATACTGATGACCATAATACATCTTCAAGACAGGAGACTTGACAAATATATTAACATTACCAGGAGTACTTGTCTCAGGATCACTTATTGCTGCTTGAGGTAATTTGTAAGTAAATTCAAGTGAACTTACAACAGTATCAACAGGGAATGCACCATCATACTCATCATATACAACACCACCAACAGTACGTTCTGGGTTACCATCAATATAAAGCATTTGACCTTTTTCAAGATAATGCTTAGTAGCAGTAATTACGTAAACTTCATCACTATTAGCAACTGCTGTTACTTGAAGAATCTTAGTAAGATTTGTAACTAAAGTAATCTTTAGAACACCAGTTAAATTAGTAATTGTTGCTTGTGAATATCCAGCGTTAAAGGAGATATCTCCAGAACTAATTGTAACAACAGATCCAACAATAAATGGTGAACTACCAGATACTTCATCAATTCTTATTGCATAATCTGCATCTGAATATGCTTTAAATACACCATATTGATGTAGATTATTAGCTCCTCCTGCTTCTAAAGGATAATTTGAAAGATTAATTATGAATGTTCCAGGAGTAGTATTATTAACCTGTGCAAAGGTATATCCAATTATTTCATTAACATCATTAGGAATTGGTCCAACAATATTATAAGTATCTTGCTCGTTGAATTGTTCAGTAGTTAATTGACCAGCATTGAGATCATCTGTCCAAAGGTTATTATTAACAGCAACATATATCTTATTATTTTCATTATCTACCTTAATGATATAACCGCTATTAGTGAAAGATGATCCTGTTGTAAGAACTAACTTAGCACCAACTGTGAAATTAAATGCCTGATTTACAGTAAGTACTTGAATATTATCAATCTTAGCAGTATCAGTAACTTTAAAGAAATATCTATCCTTAACAACAGCAGATACCTTAAGTTTCTGTGAACCTGGAGATGGAACTGTAGCAGTTCTGGAACCCCAAATATCTTGAGTATAAGTCAGAGTCTCAGTATCTTGAGACATCGTAGTTGTTGTATCATCAAAGTCAAGAGTCTGTAAACCTGCATCACCTAAACTATATCCAGTAGCAGAAACAGTTATAACAGAACCAGTAACAGGAGTTACAGCAGTCCTTACAAATCCTACCTTAGTATTAGTTCTCTCTGAATAAGTTCCAATTCTTCCAGATTCAGCATCTTTATCAACCTTGATACCCCAACCAACGTAATCAATATAATCATAACGGTTTAGATAAGAAGTAAACCATGCATCATCTACCCAATCAAATGTCTGACTATAACTTGCAGTTGGTGGTAATGTTACAACATCAGTAGGAACTGTAGGAGTTACAAATCTGTTCCTTAACTTAATATTATCAATATAGAATTGACCCTGCTTAGACTGAGCAAAGTCAGTTGCTCCACTACCAAAACCAATTTGATTACCAAAGTATATGTTCTTATTACCAAGTGAAGTACTTGATAATGTACCAGTAATGACTGCAATACCGTTAATATATGCCTTGAACTCATTACCATTCTTAGTTAATGCTACAAACTGCCAAGAGTTATCAGCATACATGTTAGTCTGAGATGATGACTGACCAGAACCGTTTATAAGTTGTGTTGTATTATTAGTAATTACTAATTGTAACTCTCCACTACCATTATCATAACCTAACCATAGACCACCAGTAGCATCTCTTGCTCCACCAATACCACATAGAGTTTGAGCACCTTGAGATAAAGTCTGTGATTCACTACCATTCTTATAGATCATGAACTCTAAAGTCCAATCACCAGCAAGAGTCTCTTTTAATGTAGTACCTGGAACACTTAAGTAAGAATTAACCCAAGTAGAATTAGAACCTGCAGGATTGTAACCATAAATCTTGGCAAGATTGCCTGTATAGGTTATTGCATTAGTAGCACCAACAGATGTTAAAACATGGTGACCTGTTATATCAACTTGCTCATTATTAGCAAAATCATAGATAAATTCATTTCTATTCCACTGAGTTTGACCAAATACATGAACATCACCTGATTCGTCAACATCAAGTGCATGTGCAGTTACACCCTCAATATTATTAACATTGAAGTTGTTGGTTGTATGATTCTTAATCTTACCATCATAACCAATCTTAACTGTATCTACAGTTGTTTGAGTATCTGTATTATTCTTTCTTGTAAATGCAATATTTAAATCACCAAATAAGTCAATTTCAGATGAATTTGTTACATGAACTTCTCTACCAGGAGCAAGATAACGATAATTCCAAATTAAACTACCATCAGTAGAATTAACTTTACCAACCCAGAAACTATCTCTAGTTGTATCATCACTCTTCAATCTACATGAAGCAGTAAGATAAATTTCCTTAAATTCATCAATACAAAGAGTAGAATCTAAGAAGGAATAAGCTGTGTTGCTATATTCCTTAATCCATTCGATAGTAATAACACTTGTACCAATGGTTGCTTTACCTACACATTGATTGATGTCTTGAGAACTACTGGTTGCTGACACTTCCATTGTGAAGTATACATCAGTACCATCAATGATTAAATCAGTAATTTTTTCATTACCAGTTGCAGAAGCTAACTTTCTCTTAACTGCAAAATTACCAGTGGTATCAATAGAAGCAATAAATGCATCAAAAGGTGCAGCAGAGTTAGTATTAGTGTAACCACCAATAATATAACGAGTATCTGAATATTTCTGAATTGCAGTTACATTATCAGAACGAGTAGCACCAGATATACCAGCATATGCCTTTTGGAAACTTAGTGTTGCACTCAGTCCATTTTCTGCCTGTACATACTTACAAAGAATGATATCAGGGTTATATGCATCAAGTAGAGTACTATTAGGTCTATTATTACCAACTACCCAAACATTATCTCCATCTACATACAATCTCTCAAATTCTACGTACTTCTTACCGTCTGTACTCTCTAAAGTCTTCTCCCATTCTTTAACACCTGTAGCAGATAATTTTGCTACAAATCCTACTGTATTGCCATCAGCATCTAAAGTTTTACCACAAGTAAAGACCTCTTTCTTAACATTAACCTTACAGTCATTAATTTTAACGTAATTATTATTTTCAATCTTAGAAACATAATAATCAGCCTTCTTGTATATCTGAGGATGACTTAAAATAACACGAGGATTGGTAGTATACCCAGATCCAGAGCTAGTAATGTTAACAGTATCAATAGCACCAACAGAACTAACAACCGCTTGTAAAGCACCTTGGGTTCCGTCGCCATCGATGATAATTGTTGGAGGAATTTCTTCATTATATCCAGATCCTGTCTGATTAATGATTACTTCTTCAATACCTTTGAATTGACGAACTTTAAATGTTTTGTTCGTATTATCCATGATAGGTGTGTAATCAATAAACACACTATCACCAGCTATCAAGTTATGAGGTACATCAGTTTTCAATGTACCAAAATTAAATCCACTTACATTTTCAAAACCATAAGTTGTAACTTTTTCACCTTTAATACGTGAAACACGAGCAGATACACCATCACCATCAGTATCTGTATTATCAAATACCAGTCTATCATTGACCTGATAGTTAATACCTGGGTTCTCAACTGTAAATCCAGTTACAGAGGCATCTTCAAACTTAGTAATAGTCTCAACTTCAATATCAACCTTAGAGTCAAACTTAACTG